CAGGTGTTCATGCATAAGACGCTACATGAACTCTTGCGAAATTGAAATGCTATTCCGCACGAAATGGCCAATAACGCACAAAATGACGCAAAATTGCGTGCAAATGCGATAACGTGCGTGGGTTAAAGGTGATAACTTGTGGAATTTTGTGTTGAGTGGGTCAACATATTTGGTGACCACTTGGGGTTGAGAAAGGATAACACGTTCAAGGGAAAAGTTGAGTCAGTCAACTGCATTTCTTTCCATTGGAGCGGGTCTGCTCTGATTTTCATATAGAAGGGTGAGGATATCGGCGTGGTGATCACTCCCGATCGGGTTGCTGGACTAAGCCTCTTCCAGGTCGAAGCTGTAGGTGAAGCGGCCGGAGGATTCGCTGCCTTGTTCTCGGAAGGGCGAGACGAAGCGGCAATCGATGTCGCGCGGCGGGTAGTAGCGGTAATCGCGAAAGGTCATCACGGTCATCGGGTAGTGTGAGGCATGAAAGGCTTCGGCGGCGTCGTATTCGGCCTGCGATCTGGTGGTGAAGATGCACGAGAAGCGACGTTTGAGCGTGCCGCGGACGAGGGCAACGGGCGTGCCGTTGTACGGTTCGCTTTTGTAGTGTTCGAGCTCACGCTCCATCGAGCGTGTTTTATTTGCGACGAACGGGAAGATCGAGGGCATAGCCTTAAGCTCCTTGCTGCCAGATATGATAACGCATCGCGATGTACTGATACACGCGAAGCAGGGCCATTTCGCCGAGCACGTGCTCGTAGCTGATGGCCTCGACGAAGTGGCCTTTGTGCAGCTCGCTGGCTTCGAGTTTCTTACCGATCTGGATGCCGTCCAGAGCGACGCCGTCGTCGTAAACAACCTCGATCAGACCGATCTGACCATCGACCGGAGCGATCTGATCATTCGAATCTTTTTGCTGACCGAAAAGCCGATAGGTGTCAGCGCCGGTGTCGGCGAACTTATCGCCGCTGCCGTTGGTGCTGAGGATGTTTCCGGTGGTCAGGCCGGACATCAGCCCGCGCGCGGAGGGAAACTCCTCGTCCTCGAAGCTCGCGACGATAAAGACGTGGCGAAGTGTTACGCTGCCGCTCCAAGCGAGCGGGTTGCGGGATCCGTTGAAATACCAGCCGGGCTGACCGTTGACGATGTCGTCGGTCAGGACCGGTGCATTACTAGCGGCGACGAGGTGACGATCGTTGCCCGAATAGTCGTTTATCAGGCCGTTCGCCGACACGCCAGGCTCGTGCTGGTGCCAGGCCGCGAGTCCGTGACGCGGAATAACCTCCATGTTTGGCCAGTTATAGCTCATAAGTTCCTCTAGTCCCAATTCAGCAATTTGAACGATCGCTCGTCGGTCGAACTGTCGATCGAAAGATCGGTAGCCTCGACGCAGATAAATTCCTTGTTCGTCCAGCCCGGTATCGAGTGCGTGACGGTGACCTTGTCGCCCGGCAGTACCGCGAGCGTCGAGGGCATTCCGCGGAATTCGCAAACGAGCGGCTGAGTCTTCATTTTCGCGTAGTGAGCTAGGTTTTTCAGTGCCTGCCAGCGTGTCGAGTTGCCGATCGCGATTGTTTCCTCAATGATGCGGCCGGCAGCTGTCTGCAATGCCGGCATGTCGTAATAGAGCGGCGGATCGAACTTTTCGAGGTATCTTGATTCCAGATCGCGACCATCTGCGATAAAGCGGTTGGGCAGCTGGAGCAGTTCCTGCTGCGAGAATCGAGGATAGAATCTGAATGTGTTTGCTACGATGTTCGACTCGGTAAAGGCAAAGCTGGTCGATGTCTGATCGTAGGAAAAGAACTTCAGCACGCCGTCTGCTTCCTGAAAACCGCCATTGCAGGTGAACATGACCCGACGCAGGAAATCGTCAAAGGTCGTTCGCTGGGTGACGGCGAGGTGAGTGCGAAACTTCACGACTGACGATGCGAAAGGATAAAGACGGTCCTGGGGAACGACCTGCTGTGCCTGCGTCGCGCTGGACCATTCGAATCGGAATTCGGAATCACCGCTGGCGTTGGTCCATTCGAGCTGGATGTCGTAGTACTGATCGGCCGTCGCCGAGAAATTAGCCGTGTGAGTACCGCTTGCCGACTGGTCGATCAACGGCGTTGACATGTTGTTGATCCACAGCTTGCCGCTGCCGTTATGGACAAGATGGAGCGTGTAGTTCTCGGTGTATTTGAACCGGATCTTGCCACGCCAGCGGACGGCGAAATCGGCCGGGTCCAGCTCGAGTGCCGGAGCGCCGGTCGATAGGTCGTATTGGATAACAGGATCGACACGCGACTCGACCTTGAAGCTGAATCCGGCACCGTCGAAGTAGTCGCCGCTAAGGCCGACGCCCTGCGGCAGCGTCGTGTAATCGGGCGTTTCGGTGGTGCTGCAAAATGTGCGGAGCGTCGCGAGCGAATTCCAGTCGATCCGCGAGTTGGCGTAACGACGTATCTCTTTGCAGCCAAAGCCCAGGACGTCGGCCGGATTGGTCAGATAGGAATTCGAACTGGCAACGCCGCCGCTTGAGTCGTAAACATCGCCTTTCTGGCACTCGAAAATGCCCGTGAATCCCGTTGGCGGCGAGGACTTGGTGTCGAATTCCGGAATGCCAACCTCCGAGCCATTCGGACATTCGACTCGGATCCAGGCAGTGTTGGAGTGCGGCGTATCATCGTCAAAAACGCTGTCAATGCCCTGCGTCGCGTCGCCGTTACCGGGCGACGAAATGCCGGGGTAGAACTTATATTGAGTACTGTCGCGGTTGGTCCCGCGAAACCACACACCGCGAACGGCGTTCCAGCCCCTGCCGTACGCTTCGCCGAGTATTTGCTGGACCGTAACGACGTGCGTCGGGTCAGCACCCGTGACTATCGACTTCGCGAGGTCGCCGGCGATCACGTGCTTTCCGAACGCAACCTCGAGCACGAGATCCTCAGGCCGGTTTCCTTTTAGGTGGTCAACGAAGGTCATATCAATATCGGCTCGTCTTTGCGGTTGTGGCAGACGATCATTTTCTGCGGCGTGTCACCGTAACAATAGATCTTTTCCTCGTCGGTATCGGCATCGATCTCGATGTGCATCACGTCGCCGGTGCCGAACTGACGGAGCAGAGCTGCCGAGGTTTGCAACAGATCCTCGTGTTCTGCGAGGACCCGCTCGCGGGGTTTGATCGTCTCGACGGGACGGCCGTTCATATCGGCGAAGTCAGCGATTATCGGGTGACTGCCCGACGAATAGCCGACCGCACCGGAAACCGTCAGCAGCTCCCAGATCGGCACACAGGGAACGTGACGAAGGCTCTTGATCGGGACAAAACGCCGCAACCGCGGATTCCACAGTTGACTCTCCAGTGTTAGGAACGCAACCATTTGCGGCTCGACATCGCCATTTTCGCCGCGTACACGGACGTACTGATCGACGCGAGGGCAATCGGGATTTATTCCGCTGCCATCGTCAAGAGGATCGTCGTTGCCGCCTGTTCCGGGTACGTTCACGTCTGGAGCGTAGCGATGCTCGAAGCCCATAAATCTGTGAGAATTGCTCCGGCCATCGCATCCATCAGGCGAGCGGAGCAGGTGATTACAGGTCGTCAGCCCTCCCGAATATCCGCAGGTATTCGACTGCTTGAACAGTGCCGGGCACAGCGGGCCGAGATTGCGATCGGCGACGATCTGTCCGGGCGAGACGGTGTCGGGAACGATGTCAAAGGCTACCTCGAAATCATCGACGGTCGGCCGCTGGACCGCACCGCGAAACATTTCAACCCAGGTGCTCGTACCGGTGCGGACACCGTTCGAACCAGTCTGGTAATAGTTCCGGCCGATGATGGCGATGGCCGATCGCCATGCGGCCCAGTTTGCCGCGACGTGCTGTCCGAGCGTTCGGTTAAGGTTCTGGATGCCGACGCTGACGGTATCGGTCGGTGCCTCGATCGTTTGGCGGATCGCTGAGACCCGCTGCAGCTCGTTCGTATAGCTGTTGCCGCTGACCACGATCGGCGACGTCGCAAAACGCATCGTTTGCGACGGAAAGATCAGATCGCAGGTCCAGTCGATGTCACGAGCCGCCGCCGACAGGATCCCCGATAATGTGCCTGAGATCGTCCTTCCCATTTACCTGATGTCGCCGCTCTCCTTTTTCTTTTTATAGACGTTGACGAACGTTTTGCTGCCATCGTCGCTCATTAAATATGCCCGCGTTTTCGCGTCGAATGTCGCACCCTCGACGACGACCGTCAGGTTCGGCTGCATCATGACCTGCGGGGCCGACGCGGCGAGGCCCATTCCGCCGACGATGCCGCCCGTGGCGAGATGCGACGAGGGATTTGCCTTCGGATAGTTCGGGATGCCGGCGCCCGCGAAAACATCAAAACCGGCTTGACGCCTTACCTTGTTGATCTGTGCCGGATTTAGCACCATTTCCCCGCGAGAGATCATCGCGAGGATGTTGTCAGAGCCGTCGAAAACACCCGGCAGCAGGCCGTTCGGACGGAAATAATGACCGCCCGCGAACTCGGGCAAGATGCGTTTCATCCGGTCAGCGGATCCCTGAGCGATCTCGGTCAGCCCTCGAAGCTCGGCCATTCGCTGGGCGATCAGCGAATCGACCCGCGATACGTCGGCGACGGCGATGCGACGCGTCTTCGAGTCCTGCAAACTGTTAGCCATCTGCAAATACTGCGACCTAACTTGATCGCCGATAGCCGTCCCGCGGATGATCGCCGAAGCCGGATCGATCTGCCCAAATCTAACCTGCGTCGCCAGAGCATCAAACTGCTTCTTGATCTCAGCCTGAGCGTCGAGCATACCTTGATTCCGGGTCCGCTCATCGCGACGACGTGCCGAATTCCCCGTGAACAGCCCGATCAACGCCCCGATACCCGCCCCGATCGCCGCCCCCCAAGGGCCGAACATCGCACCGATCGATGCTCCCGTGCCGGCCATCGAGATGACGCCGCCGAGCCGTCCGCCGATAAAACCGCCCGCGATCGTTGCCAGTTGTCCGATTCCTGACATTATGCCCGCGGCACCTGACATTTTGCCGTTCAACAGATTCTTTTGCGGTGCGAAAATGCCTCCCGAACCCGTCGAGAACAGTTGTGAAAGCTGGCCGAGTAAGCTGCCGCCTCCTGACGAGCCCGAACCGCCGCCGAGAGAGCCGCCCGTGACCCAGTTCATAACGTCGCCGTTCGACAGAGCACCGCCCGAGGATGATCCCGCGTTCGGATTAAAATTCGGAGTTCCACCCGGCACGGAACCGCCGCCGATGCCGAATGCACCGAGGATCCGCGAGAATATTCCGCCGCCGCCAGCTCCGGCCGCAGCTCCGGCACCACCGCCGCCGCTGAACGCGATCGTTTTGAGGATGTTGTTCGTCTCGTCCAGCTTATCGACGATCGGACGAGCGACCGGATTGTTGGTCTTTTTCGGGTCGTACCCGAGGAAATGCGTCGCGAAGATATCAGACAATTTGTCAGCCAGATTGTCCTTGATCCGGTCACCCCAATTCTCGAACAACCCCTTGAAATCACCGTCAAAAACATACCGCAGCCCTTCCTGAAAGAAAGCCTTCAACTCAGCGTGCTGACGGTTCAGATCGGTGACCAGGTCGATCTGCGACGCGAGGTCCAGCAAGTGCTGTTTCTGTTCTGGAGCGAGATCCTTGTAATCGCGGCTGAGGTCACGCATCGTCTGCTCGTAGACGGTCAGCGGTTCGTTGCCTCGACGAACGGCATCAAATTGGTCCTCGAGGCTCTGCGAATATTCCTGAAACGCCTTGTCGCGGGCCTTTGCCTTTTCGATCGCATCGATCTGGTTGAGCAGTTCGAGAACGCGTTCGAGCCGTTTGATCGTTTCCTCGCCCTCGACCCGCATTTTGGCGATCAGGCCTTCCCGGTCTTTAGCCTTCACTCCGGGCAATCCGGTAGTCTCGGCTTGAGCGAGCTTTGCGACCAGGTCAACACGTGCTTTCTCGACAACGTTCAGCTCACGGCCCTTCGCTATCCGCTGCTGCAGCTCGGCGATGTTGGCAGCGATCGAGATCCGCTCGTTGATCGAGGCATTGTCGATCTCAGCAGTCGTTCGCTCCATCAGCTCCTTGTATTTCTTTTGTTCTTCGAGCCGTTTTTTCTCGGCGTCAGCGTCCTTTTGCTTCTGGTCGATCAGTCCGGCGATGTTCAGGATCTGCTTCGCAACCGAGTTGTTAACGATGTCGATGCCGCGAGCAAGCAACTGCTGAGAAACAGCGGCAACCTTGCTCTTGTCGCCGAAGTATTCCAATTCGCGATTAAGCTGACCCAGAAGTTCCCTCAGGAACTTCGCCTGCTTCTCGGCCTCAGTCTCCTTTTCTTTTTTGGGCGTGAAGCTAAACTTTGCACCAAGAACGCCGTCGTCCATCGTCATTGCCTGGCCGCCCATTCGAGCGGCGAGCGGTGACTGAGCGACACGACCGCCGTAGTGTTCGCCGATCCCGCGACCGACGTACTTTGCTATTGCATAGCCCGGCAGATAGTCAAGGTAGCTGAACATCGATTCGTTTGAATAAATCCAGTTCTTTAGCCGTGTAAACTGGTTGATCGCGTCGTCGACCATGAGGCCGGTCGCTTCGGCGAGGCCCCGTACGTCGCCCTGATTTTCACGCAGCCAGCCCGAGAATCTGGACAGAACGTCCGTGACGACCGGCAGGAATTCGTTGCCGAAGGTATAAGTGAGACCGAGCAGGACCTTCTTGGCGTCTTCATAGTTCCTGTTGAATTCACGGGCGGCGGCAACGTTGTTCTGGCCGACGACGATCCCGAGCTCTTCAGCCTTTCGGATCGCTCCGTCAACATCGCCCTGGAACTCACGCAGAAATGGCAGAAGCTTGGCTCCGTCGTCTCCAAACGCGGCGAATGCGAGCCGTGCCTGCTCGACCTCGTTCGGAGCTTTGACGATCGTAGCGATGGCCTGTTTGAAAGCAGAATCGACATCATAGGCCGCGGCCTGGCCGTCGATGCCGAGGGTTTTGAGGCTGGTGATCGCTTCTTTTGATCCAGCTGATGCTTCGCCGATCGTCTTTCGGAATGATGCTGCGGCTGACTCAACGGTCGACCACGAACGCCCCTGAGCTTCGGCCTCATGACGCAATGCGGCTACGGTCTCAACCGCAAGCCCGGTCTGCTCCGCGATATTCCCGATCTCGATCGCGTAATCGGCGAACGCCTTTGTGACCTTGGTGATCGCCGCCGCGAGACTGATAGCTCCGGCAGCAAGAACGACAAATACGGCGACGATCGCCGTGATCGCGGCGGCAACTGCCGCACCGCCCGCGGCCAGAACTCCGAAGGCGTTCGAACTGGAAGTCGTCGCCGTCGTGACCGCCTGAACCGCCGTCTCGGCCTGCTTTGCGGCCTGAGGAACTTCGCGGGACATGAACGCCGCCGCGCGGCGTTGACGCTCCTCTTCGTTCGCGGCCATCCCCGGACGAGTTTGGCGGACACCGTAGTCGGTGGTCGATGCAGCAGTCGCTTTCAGTCGGGCGATCGACGCCTCAGCACGACGAACATCCTGCTCGCCGCTGACCTTGATATTTAGATTTACGTCGCGTCCTGCCATTTTGAACAAAAAAGGCTGTTGACTGGCTCAACAGCCCTATTCCTTAAACTGCCCTTTTATATAAACCGCATGTAGGTTTGCCCGGATCGTTTTGATCTCGTGTTCGGCGTTTCGCCAGACCTGAAACAAACGCTTCACCTGATAACAATAGTGGTCCCAATCGGTCGTAAATCCGGCATTTTCCCATTCGACCAGGTTCTCGATATCGCCGTACAACTCGTTTACGTCGTCCTCATGCGGTTCCTGGCTCGTTAGCCCCTCGTCGCACTCTGCAGGCGGCTTGGGAGGCGTTCCGCCGCACTGTTTGCAGCCGCCGCAGACGTCTGATTCGACCTTTTCATCGTAGTCGCCCGCTGCGGCCTCCCAGATCCGGCAGCCTTCGCCCGGACACGGCGGGTAAATGCCGTGTTCCTCGCCGTGATCCGCAAATACCTTTTTGCGGATCTTCTCTGCTACTTTCCCACCAGCTTTGGATCGAGCGACGGTGCGAAAATGAACTTGATAACCGCGACCTTGAACCGCAGCGGGACATTGCTTCGATCGCCGCTCAGTACAAAACCGCTGACCGAATGCAGCATCGAATCGTACAGCTCGCCGAGCTTATCGTCCTGCGGGACGTATTCGGCGACCGGTTTGCGGCGGAGCCCGCGTGTCTGTTCGAGCTTGGTTTGCTTGGCGATGATCCGCTCATAACGCTTTTCGAGTTCGAGCGTTTTGACCGCCATTTCGTGCGTCTGTTCGAGGATCTCGCCGTTGAAATAAGCCTCGGTGACGATGGTCTGCGTGTCGCGTTTGCCAAGCTTCAGCTTGCCGGCCGACTTCTTTGGGTCACCGCCGATCGCGACGGCGAACAGATCATTGATCGCCTGATTTTTCTCGCTTGGCGGCACGAAATTGCGAAAATCGTCGCCCTCATCGACCTCGACACCATCGAGCCGGACAATGATCTCGTCCCACAATTTGCAGTTCGCCTCGCGTGACTCTTCCTCGAGCTTGTCGCCGTTGCCCCGGACCTTCATATCACGCTGCCACTGCATGTAACGCTCGTCCGAAACTGGTGCGAGCACGTGAGCGATCTCGTATTTGAGATTGTCCTGGACGACCGTGTAAGGCAGAGCATTCTCAGCCTCGGCGTCATAGAGTTTGGTCGGCGTGGAAGTGCCCCGGTCACTATCGTTCCCGGTACTGACAGCAGCGGCCACGGGCCGCTCGACTGCGAGGATGTTTCCGTCCACGTCGGTGGTTACGGTGGCTGTTTGGGTTGATTCTGACATTGCTAAAATTCTCCTTAGTAAATTGATCTTTGACCTTTGGCCTTTGATCTCCGAAGGTCAAAGATCGAAGGCCAAAGATCGCTTTAGGTTTAGAACGCCGAAGCGTAGTTCGTTACATCGTTGATCAGTTCGACTTCGAACAGTTTGTTCGTCGCAAAATCGAACAGAGCCTTGCCGGTAATAGCGAACTGCATGATGCCGTCGCCGACAGTTGGTTTCGAAGTTTTGTACTTCGCAACCGGCACGGTGACCTTGACCTGATGACGGATCGCACCCTCGATGATGCCGCCAGCGGCGGTCATTACGACGAGCAGCGGCTTCTGCTGCTGGACGGCGATCGCCTCGGGCGAACCCACGGCCATATCTACCTGCAGCGTGAAGTCGAGCATCTGCTTGTCAAACTCGTGTGCCGAACGGACCATGCCGGATGTCGGATCGCCAGCGACCAGGAAGTTGCCGCATCCGGGCGACATGCCGGCATCGTCGAGCATCGTCTTGCGATACGCGAACTCGAACGATCGATAACGGCAGCCGTACGTTGTCGGCGATCCCGCATCGGTGACGACGAGGGCGACCTGCGAGTTGAACAGCTTATGCTGGCCGGTTCGCCGTGCAACGTGCGGCGTTCCGGTCGGATACCAGGTCGTACTCGGCGCGAGGTTCAGCTTGCCCGAGCCGATCAGGTTAAAGTCGGCCGTCAGGACGCCTTTACCGTTGCCCTTCAAAACCCAGCCGTCCGCAACACACGACGGAGCGAGGATGTTCCAGCCCGGCCCGGTTGTTTCGCAATACGTGACCGCCTTGTCCTGACGTGTGACGGTCGGGTCGGTCGGTTTGAAAGTGTGAGCTTTCGATGACGAGCCGCCGCCAGGCGTCGCGACCGCGTACGATCCATTGATGTAGAGCAGCTCGCCGAGCATCTGCGAAAACGCTGGTATCGAATGGCTGACGCGGAAATTCTGCGTCTCGATCCACTCGTCCGTTGGCGAATTGATATTAGGGTGTGACCAGTCTTCGTCGTTCGAGGTCTGAGGCTCGAAGTCGGCAAAGTTCTGATCCATGCAGACGATCTCTTTGATCGCTCCGGCCGACAAGGACTTTTGCGTCAGGTAGTCGGCCTGCAGGCCCCAGCCGTAGCCGCGTGCTGATGGTGTTTCTGACATTATTCTTTACCTCCGTGGTCGGCAAAATACGCGATGATCGCGTCCGCCGTTTTCTCGCCGATGCCGTCGAGAGCGATGAGCTGCTCGCGGGTGTATTCCTTGACCGCCTCGATCGTGAGGTTTTCACGAATGAGAACATTGCGGCCCGGCAGATCCTCCGGAAAGCCGTCAGTCGCTGCCGGTGTAACATCGACGAGCCCAAGCTCGCGGACCAGCCAATCGGCAAAACGACGACTGTCTACCTCGACAGTGTCGCCCGGTGCCAGGGTCACAGAGTGCTCGCCCTGGCTGATATATTCTGGGAAACCCTCAGGCAGTTCGTCGGGCACTCGTAGTGTGAATTTTTCTTCTGACATTGATTTACTCCTCGTAGCTTGTCGGGTTTATCACCAGCGGCATATTGACGATCGCGTACGGATTGCTGTCGTAATTGTCATAGCCGCGAGGGCTTCTCCTGACCCAGATATCGCAGACACGGCCGCCAAGTTCCGGATCGGCCAGGAAAAGCTCGACCGCCTTTGTTTCCAGCTGGTAAGCGAGCTGCAGGGCGTCGGCCCGGTGTTTCTTGTTCGTCCCTTCGACCTTGGCAAAACAAACCAGCGTCATCTCGGCATCGAGTTCTCTCAGCCCGCCGCCCGGACCCGGCCGCAACTCGCTTACCGCGTCGGAGATCCGCCAGCCGTACGACTTTTTGATCGTTTGATAGATCGTGTCGTGCAGCTCGCACGTCCGCTCGTCGAGCAGCGAGCCCCGCTCGGCCGCAGCAATCTGCTCCGAAAGAAACTCGAACAGCAAAAGCTCTGCTGGTTTGCTCATAAAGGTTGCGATGTTGCGATGTTGCGGAGTTGCGAAGTGAAACCCTCGAAACTCCGCAACTTCGCAACTCTCGTTAACTTCCTGACGGAAGCGTCAGATCGTATGTGATCTGGAGGCTGTCGCCGTTGGCTGAGTCAAGGTTGAACGCCGCGAAGACGCTGCGGTCGAGAAGGACGCCGCCGCCTGTAGCTGCCTGGCTGAAAATACCGTGCTCTGTGATCGGTCTCACACCGCCTGAGTCGGGCGTGTAGGTTGCGACGGAGCGGTAGATATTTGCCGAGGCCCCTTCGGTCTGCGAACCTGTCGGCCGCGTCGAGTTCGGGTTATATTGCGTCGTTTCCTCGGTCCCGAGTGCGGTATCGCCGGCTGCCTCGGCACCGGTTCCTGTACCGAAACCGTGATACCTGAAATTCTCAGGTTCCGCGAGGTTCTGGAAGCAGTCGACGAGATTGTTCACGCCGGTCGTCGTGACGACGCGGAGCGAAACCAGGCCGTATTCCTCGATACGTCCATCGCCGCGGATAACGGTCGCGTAGACCGCGCCATAATAAGTCGGGATACGGCACATGACCGCGATCGCGATCCGCCAGAAACCACGCCACACGTTGACGACGTTCTTAGCTCGATAGCGGTTGATGGCAGCATCTGCATTGCCGACGAACGGCAATGCCTGCTTGACGACCTCAAACAGCCGACGCAGGGATCCGCGAGGCGTTACGGCGGGACGCGAGACATGGAATTGTCGCTGCCCGGCCAGCGTTAGTTCTGAATTTCTGATCATTGTTTTCTCCTGTTCTCGCGTCTCTAGCCGGGTTGAAGTGCTTGGCCGCGAATCAAAAAATGGGTTATGGGTTCAGCCGGCTACGCCTTTTTCTTGGCGTCCGGCTTTGTTGCCTTCTGGTACTCACCGCGTTTCGAGGCGTTGGCATACGACTCTGCGGCCTGAACCATTACTTTCTCGTCCAGCTCTTCGCGAACGTCCGTGATCGAAGCTTTTAGGGACGATGCGACGGCCTTAACGACCGCTTCGTCGGTCACCTCGACCGTTTCGCTTACCGTGCGGCCGTCAGGACCGTACGGTTTGACCGCAGTAACCGAAACTTTCGGATTGCCTTCGCCGTCGAGCGTTCCTTTGACCTGAAATTGAGTTTGTCCAAACATGATGTTTCTCCTTAGCTAAAATTTGAGCGGTTGACCCTGAACGAGCCTTCCGTCGCCGCTTTTCCTGAACCGGTCGAAAAGATCCGGTAATACCACCAACCTTCCAAATTCGCGTCGATGTCCTGGTGAAATGTGCCGAGGCTGTCCTTGACGATCTCGACATCCGTTCCGAAGATCTTCGTCGTCACCTCTCCCGCAGGGTTTCTCACCTTGAACGTCACCGTCGTCGGATCGACCTTTGTCTTGTCGACGTTCCGGAAAACGCCCTCGATCCTCACGGTATCGCCCAGATCGCATTCGAATGTTGGCCTCATACCGTAAATACCCTCGCTTCGAGCCGTGTTACGACAAACACATCGCTCGTGACCTCGACCTTGCCGGCCCGGAACAGCCCGACGATATTGCCCAGCACCGTGATCGCCCCGGAAACCCAACGCGACGCCAGGCGAATCGCTCTTCCCTCGAGCGTGATCTCACGGGCGACGTACTTGAACGACTCGCGACGCATGATGCTGCTCGGTGTGATCGAGGCGAGCAGTGTGTACGGCGTGAACTTTTTAGCCTCGAACGTGCTCGTGCCCGTGACCGATCCGGCAACCTGTGTCTCTGTCACCGCGCCGGGAAAGCCGCTGACCGGGATGTTTGCTGTCAGCCGCTTCTGACCGTCGCGTTCGATCTGGCCCGCCATTTCGATCCTTGCGGTGATACTCAGGACGTAAGCCCCGAAACGGGACGCCAGGCCGGTAACGATCATCGTCCCGCCTTCCAACCGTCTCGCCATTCGCTCAGCCTTTCCGGTCGGAAGCATGACGGAGGTTGACCACCTGGTGAGAGCCCTCAGCATCGTCGCCGACAGCGTGATCGACGCGAGCCGTGTAAGCAGTCCAACGCGGTCATAATCGCCGCTCGGAGTGACAGATCCTGAAACGCTGCGAAGCCCGAGCAATGCCGTCACCGGCGTCGGCATTATGGAGGCGAGTCGCGAGATGATCGTTTCTCGTTTCCGCTCGGCTGACATCGTTATCGACGCCGCAATGTCCTTCAGGAAAACTGAAATGATCCCGAAAGTACTGGTTGCCGTGATCGAGCCGCCCGTGTTCCTGGAACCGAGCGGCACAGCGATCGCCGAAGCTGTTAGCTTCGAGGCCAGGTTGCGGATCGTTAGTTTGATCGTGTTCGCCGTCGCCGTGACAGCACCGGCTTTGACGATCGCTGCGTCCGAGCGGAGCGTCCCGGCCGGCGTGATCGAACTGGCCAGCGAATAGACGAAATGATACGTCGCGATCGCAGCTGCCGAACCGGCGAGCGTGATCGTCGCGGCGAGTGTGCGATAAGACTGCCTGAGGAGCGAGCTGGTCGCCGTTAGCGTACCGCCAACGAACGTTCCGCGTGTCGTTGTGAGCGTTCCGCTCGGCGTGAGCGAGCTCGAAACGTTGAAAAGCGTCACGAGCAGCGGTGTGGCCGTTGCCGAGCCGGTCACCGAACCGCCCAGCAGCGTGATCGCGAGCCTTGCCGCGAGTCCATCCGGCGTAATGCTTCCAGCGAAAGCCAAAAACGCCGATCGAAGCATAACGCCGGTCGCTGTCACCTGGCCCTCCCTCGTGATCACCGCCGATCGAAGCGTCGAGCCAACGATCGTCGTTGAACCTGTCAAAGATCTCTGTCCCTGTCCGGCTGCCGTTCCGCTCGCTGTCGAACTGCCGCCGATCGCTCTTGCAACCAGGCTGACGAGCACCGAGACCATCGTTATCGTTGCTGTCTCGAGATAATTAGCCAGTCGCCCGATCGAGCCAGCCGCCGTTACGGAACCAGCCACCGCACTCGTCCCCGACTTGGCCGCCGAACTGCCAGGCGTCACCGAGCCGCCGAGCGAATGCTCGATCCTCTGGACGTACACTCCCGAGGCCGCGATCTTTCGCGGCATTTGTACATGTGGCGGATGGCGGAAAATTCCCATGCTTAAGAACCTTTACGCGAGCTCTTCAAAATCAACAGCGATCGTCCAGCCGGTTGTCGTGCCCGGAGCAGCGAGGAAGCGGACGCCGAAGATCATCGCTGGCGGAACGACGATGCGTTCCTCGGGCGTCGGGATCCACATGTAGCCGTTCAGGTTGTTAAAGTTGAACTGCCGCAGCGAAACGTATGCTCCGCCCGAATCGGCTGACGAGTTAACACCGCACCTTGCGGCACCGCCAGCGAGTGCCGTGTTGCCCGCGATACCAGAAGCAGGCCCCCCGACCGGATTGATCGGAGCAGGCGTTGCCGACGTCACGGTCAGGGTTCCTGCCGTGTCGCGTTTGAACAGCTCAGCTCTGCACTGGGCCGACGTTGTCGAACCGCTTTGCGAGATCTCGACGCGGTTGATCGCGATCTCGCCGCCTGCTGTCGCCTTGTCGGCAGCAGTCCTGATCGCCGCCAGAATATTGCCCGTTCCGAGCGATAGATTCTCTCCATTGAGTGTGAAACGTCTCATAAATTACTCCTGCCTCATCGTGCGAGAAATGGCTGCATCATCTGCCGGAATGGAACCCGCCCCGCGGCTGGCTCAAATGCTGCCTGATATGCTATTGCTCTGACCCCGTACCCGTATGGATCGTCAAAATTCGGGCTTGCGGTCCAGGTCGGGTTTATCGCCGCCGCTGCGGCTTGCTCTAACCAGCCGATCTGAGGTTTCCATTGCTCACTTCCGGTCAGAATATTGCCGATCTTTGCCAAACCGCTATCGACTGCGAGCGACATCCCGCTATAGTCAGTCAAAGCCACCGCCGACACGATCAGTGAGCCGTTCTTAGCAGGAGTGACCGATCCCGGTTGGATCGTAGTATTACCGCCCCCAACCGTGGCATTTGGTGTTTGATCGCCGTCGAAAGCGAATATTCCGCTGAATGCCGCCGCACTACAATTCCCGTAATCATGGCCGGAAACCGTTACCGTGTGCGACGCTCCGACGATCGGATCCACGACATACGACATACGAAGCCCGGCGAAGAAACCTGAAAGTCCACCGGTCAATGTCACAACTCGCTCAGCTCGGTGGATCCATGTGTTGCCTTTCGAGTCAGACACTGAAGGAAACGTCGAATTGTTCGAATGCTGCCAAGAGGAAAACACCACGAGCAGCTTCGCTCCTGACGTGTCGCCGAGGTTGAGCGAACTGTAAACCGGCCCGGCAGATGAGATCAGTGAGATCGGCATTGCGTTTCAAAGAACTAGAACGGTCGAATCAGATCCAGATACTCGCTCGAAAAATGCTCGTTAAGGTACGTCACACAGTCACTGAACTGCTTCGAATCCAGAATGTCCGGCTTGAACTCCGCAGCCTTTTTCAGACGTGCGTAGAGCAGCAGATGATCGGCGTAAGCTTGACGAGCTGCGTCCACGCTTGGTGTCACCGCGACCCCCTCCAGGTCAACCTTTCCGAGACTGACTGAGTCGATCTCCTGCGGGCGATTCAGATTCTCCGCCTGCAGGCAGCACCACGCCTTAAACCAATCCTCGGTAAAGGAATCGGTGAATGACTTCCGCGAGATCGTCGGCAACCCTTCACCGCGAAACTCAACCGCAAAATGCACCATCCCGTCCGCCTGGCGTTGTGGGATCTCAGTTACAAATGGCTCGTACATAAAAACCTCTCTAAACAAACTTCTCAAGGATCGCTTCGCCGATCTTTGGAGCTTCGTTTTGCAGCCGCTCGGCGGCGCGTACGTCAAACGGGTTTGCAGCCTTTCCTTTCCGGCTGCGGCGGACGATGTAGTATTCTCCGCCGATCGATAGATACCCTTCGCCGCTTGGCGGGGTTGTGACCGGGATCAGAAATGCCCTGGCCGTCTTCGGTCTCAATGTCGGTTGGCGGTTGCCTCTCGCTACCACCTCGGCATAGTTGTATGCCGGCTGCGGACGGAGCGTGACATTCCTGACCGCTTCGCCCTTGGCGTTGTAAACGGTCGCCTGCCCGCCGCCGCTGCGTGCCGATCTCGCCGACACTGTCAATACCGCTTGAAGAGCCTCGTAATCGACATCCGGAGCGGCGACACCCTGCTTCAGATTGCCGGTCTGCATCGGGACCTCGCGACGAAGCAGCTGATAACCTCGCTCCGCCAGCCGGCCGATCATCATGCGTTTGGCCTTGTCAATGTTTCGCCCGAGCTCGTCCAGCTCGCTGGCGTCGATGATGATGTCAGGCATCGCAACCTATCTCCGCCGTCTCGAAACCCACGTCCTCGATCGGCGTCATATATGGCTCGGCAATTTCGCGGGCCAGTTCCAGGAACTGACCGGCCAGCTTTGCCGTCTCGTCCGGGCTGAGATATTTGCGGACCTCTTTGCCCTCGGACGCCATGTTCGTGCCCACAACGCCTTTCGACGAAAGCGGCGCGTTGAAGCCGTGGATCGCAAAATGAAATGTCAAATGAGCCTCGGCGTTCCTCAGATCGTTTACGATCTCCAGATCGCTCTGCTCGCCAGCCCCGACCACCGAGGCCAGAGCGTAATTCGTATCGCCAACCCATTTCCGCAGACGCCTCGCCGCCGAGCCGATGTGCAGCTCGATTCGCTTGTCCGTGATGTCCGAATCAATATCGAACAACTCACGAAAGACCTCTACGGAAATGAGCGACATCGTTCCTATTCCTGAGCCGGAGCTTCCTCAGCAGGCGTTTCTTCAGCTGCGGATTCGTCCTTCGCCTTCTTGCCCTTGGCCTTGCCCTGGACGATCAGCAGTCCGCCGCTCATGATCGCCTGCTGCGTCCGATCGCCGATCGGGTCCTCAAGCTTTTTCTGCTGGTCCCGCGAGATATCAAATCCGGTGACCACATCCGTAAATCCCGCCGTCTTGTCCGCGAGCTCGACGATATCGCCCGCTTTTCCTATTTCCCAACTCATATCCTTTGCCTCCTTTCATCCGAGCACGAGAGGACGCGAGCATTTGCTCACGCCTCTCCTGGCCGGGTTATTTCTACGCCAGTGGCGTCATGTACGTTGGGAAGCCGTTGCCGCTGAATGCGATCGAACCGTCGATGACCACCGACGCCTTTCGCTGCAGCTTGGCAAAGCCCGTGTAGATCGACATCGCCGTGCCGTTTATCTGCTTCATGACGAGACGCTCGGTCTCGACAAGCAGCGGCTGGGCGGTCAGCTGCACGATCGACGCGGAAGGATCCTGAATGATCACCTTTGAGGCACCGACTCCGCCCGAAACAAAAAGCTCCTCGGGCATCGTCAGCGGCGTTCTCAGTGCCGTCGTTAGCAGCGGCGTGCCCTGCTGTTTGTTCTTGACCTCAGGCAGATTGAGGTAGTTCAGCCCGGTCGTCTCGTTCGTGATGATCTGCGTTCCGACATGGCCGATCAGGCCAAAGCGGATAGCAACACGAGCGAGGTCGAGCCAGGTGATCCCGTTCGACGTGTTATCGACACCGATAACCGGAGCAGGCTCTGCGGTCGTCGAGAGCGAATCGTTGACGATCGCATCGACGGCCATCACGTTGAGCGAGTGGCCGAAGATGCGGCCGAAATCCTCCATGAACAATGCAAGCAGGCTGAGCGACGAAAAACGGATCGCTTCGTCGGTGATCTTGATCGCACGTGCCTTCTTGGTGATATTCACCTGCTTCGTGTCGTAGCTGATCGCCCCTTCCTCGATCGTCGCGGCCTCGTTCGAATCCGCGAGAGCTGCGTCCGACAGGTTTAGTCTCGGAACTGTCGTCTGCGGCTGCGGTACCGAGATCTCGCGGGCGATCAGGTCAGGGAAAAATGTTCCCTGCACCGCGCCGCGGCTGACCGGGTCGAGGAAAACCTCTGGCGAAACGAATCGCTGCCCGCCAGCATGTTCGCCGGTGATCGGCCCGAACGACGCGAGGGCACGTGCCCGCATCTCGGCGAGCTGCTCACGCTGTGCGAGGCCCATTCCGTGGCGAACGCTCTGACGCATCAACTCGGCGACGATGTAGCCGCCATCCTCAATATCCATCAGCTCATTGACCTGAGTCTGGTTGATATCGATGCCGAGCTCGGCGAACAGATGATTCGGCGTGAGCGGCATGCCGTTCGGGTCCTTGAACTCCGAGGCCATGTACTGGCGAAGCGAGATCTCGCGACCCGCCTTCGTCTTGGTGCCCTTACGGATGCTTTGCATCGTAAGAACCATTTCTTTGACTTTCGTCTTTAGTCCGTAACTCATGATTTTTTCCTTTCTCCTCTAGTGAAATTTTCCGAGTCCGGACCTTACCAGGTCAGAACTTCTCCAACGGCTCCGTTAGCACCTTTCCAGACGACGCCGAAGGCCCGCTCCCAAACGTCGGTACCGCTGACCCACGCGACCGCGACGTTCTCGCCAGTGCCGCCGTCAGCAGCAGCGAGCTTCACGATCGCACCGGCAGCGATGTTGCCGCTGAACTTGATCTCGATCAGCTCTTTGAACCGCGTCTCGACGGTGCCTTTACCATTCGTCGCCTTCGCGGGAACGGAAAGCCGTCCGATGTGAAAATCATTGGCCGATCCGGCTTTGTTTACCGTTTTGTCGGCGGTGATCTTGACCAGAGTGTCTTTGTCGAGCACCGCGGCGACGGTCGCCGGGATCGCCAGTCCTTCTTTCTGAGCTCTAAGTTTCATTGTCTTGTCTCCTCAAATTCCGGCTGCTTTTCGCACCGGTCCTAAAAAACTCGGTGGATTAGAGCACTCCGGAGTCCGGAAGCTCAGCGGCATTGCTCGCTGTGCCAGCGGCATCATCGACCTGGTCGCTGTCCTCTAGCGACGAACGGCCGTCCTTAGGGAATTTCTCCGCGACTCGCTTCGTGTAATAGCCCTCGAGCTTGACGAGCGTGTCGAAGTCCGCAGCTGCGATCTGCTGGCTGATAACCTCTTCGAGTTCGCCGGTCGCGTCCTCGGCTCCGAACTCGGCGATCTTTGCGAGACGAGTTACCTCGGCACGCTGCTTAGCGATAAATGCTTCGCCGGCTTCGGCTTTCTTTTGCAGCTCAGCAATGTTGACGGTGTCAACCTGCCCGGCTTTCTCCGCCAGCTGATCGACCGCCGCCAGAATCTGCTCGTCCGGGACGTCTTCGCCGTCAAACTCAATGCCGAGCCGAGCCTTTTGTTCTTTCGTTAGTTTCATGGTGTTTCTCTCCTCGTTTGGGTTTGGCGGCGAAAACGTTTCCGCAGCCGTTTCAGCGTCATCAGCCGAAAATTCTTCTAGTCTTAAGCTGCCAATCGACAGCTGGCCAGCCGTCTCTTTTGGCTGCATTTTTGCGAGCCGGTCGGCTCCCTGGAAGACGAGCGACGCCTCCCAATACTCGTTGATCTTTGTCACGATCAGGCGAACGATCTCGCCGTCGATCTCTTCGCCGAGGTTGCGGAAAAACTTCCAGCGATCCTCAGCGGCCATGTCGGGGTGCGAGTATTCAAACTCAAACAGTACCGTCATCGACGTCGAATGGATCGCCGGTGGATCCATCATCAAACCGCGAGCAATTCGCGGATTCATCAGCGCGTCGATCTTGTAGCGGGCATTGATGCCAGGCACGCCATTCGCGGCTTTGCCCTCGGCGTCCCACGCCACGTTCGAAACAGAACCGAGCCAGCCGTTAATGTCCCAGAACGTGTGGTTCGGGTAAACGGTCGCACCGAGCAGCAGCGGGACGCTCTCCTCGAGAACGTTGTCACGCGTCCAGTCGATCCAGTGGCCAGGCACGAGCACCTTCGACAAAGCCCGAAAATCGACCGAGATATAGTCGCCGTCCTGCGGCATCACGTCTTCGATTTTTTTGAATTCGAAGTTGTCGTTCTTGCCGTTGTGCGACCACTGCGAAACCAATCCCGCCGCCTTGAGACGCTCAGCAAGCTGCTCGTCGGGCCTGATCTCCGCACAGCGAAGCGGCGACAGCAGCTGCACACGCCCCGCCATCGCATCGAGCGTCGCGAGCTGAATTCCGTTTGGCAAAATGATCGGTTTCATTTTCATTACTTCCAGTCGTCGAGTTTCTCGTAAGCTCGCGGCCGCAGCTGCGAGTTTAGGAACTTGCCAGCCGAGCGGCCTTTCTTGCCGTCGAACTGCGTTTGAAAATCCTTCCAGAGCTGCTCGCTGCAGTTCGGGTAGCGATATGCCGTGCCGTTCTTAAACCGCACGATGATCGATTCGTTGTCGGCGTCGTATGCTGCCGACTCTAAATTGCTCGATTCAACGGGTTGAAAATCACTCATCTTCGTCCTCAAGGCCCTCGATCACACCTTCCAAGCGTGTGCGGCAGTTCGGGTGAAAAGGAGGAAAACCGCGTCCGGCCTTGGTGATCTCGTCATCGAGCGTTTTGCCGTCTTCCTCCAGGTACTTCTTGATCGTGTCAACTGGGTTTTTGGCTATGCCCTTACCGAGTTCCGATCCGTACATCTGCAGGGCAAACTCGCTCGGGTCCAGCCGATTGAGCCTTTGAATCGCTCCCTGGGCGACGCCGATCTTGACAAGCTTTCCGTCGAGAAATTCGCATAACGGAGTCGTTCGAGAATCGAGGGTCGCGACAATGCGAGCAAGTTCGATCTCGGCCTGAGCCATTGTTCCGATGTGAGCCCAATTTCTGGTGCGCTGAACAGCTGTCTGAACGATAGTGAGTGTTTGCCGGTCAGTGAGTTTTTTGAATCTGTCGCCCGAAGCTCGCCGAAAGTCTGCAAGTTCCTCGCTCGATTCGCGTCCGAATAGTGCAGCACCGTCTTTGAAATATCGCTCGACAAAGAATTTCCGCATCGGCTCGCGAGTGTTATCGGCGAACTTGCTGAAATAGAAATGGTCGAGATCTCCGATAAACCTGATCGAGGTCCGGTCATCTCCGCCGAGCCGCAGTCGAAGCCGCGGATTGACGTCGCCGAAAACGGTGAGGTCGGTGAGCCGGTAAAACTCGTAAATGCGGCTGGTCGTTCGGCGGATGACCTGTCGGTATCGCTCCGAAGCCCAACCGTTGCCCCAGGCACGTTCGAGTTCGTTAAGTAGCTGCTCGGCGAAGTCTTCTGCTCCGTCGAAGTCTCCGGCGTCGTGCCGGCGTAGGAAATCAGCGAGACGCTGAAGCAATAAGCTAAGACCATCGTCAGCACTAGCGCCGACCGAGCGAAGATACTGCTGAATGAACCTTTCGAGAATTTCATCTATTTGCTCCTCTGTTAATTTCAGGCTGGTAGAGCCTTTTTTTTTACGAACGGCACGACGGTTTCCGTATCGATCCGTTCAGGTTGAAAGTTCGCCAGCTCAATAACCTCAGGCCGGTAAACGTATTTTTGCTGTCGCTTATCAAAGCTCAGCTTCAGCGTCCGTGTTTGTTTTGTGCTGCGTGCGAGGTTCGTCTTCGCCGGAATGCCGGCATCCGAAATGAGCAGGTCCGTATCGAACCACGCCTCCTCGCCAATCTCTTGTGCCGCCTGGTCAGGCGATATCGCTCCGTTCTTCAGCTTCGAAAGCACGGTGCGAAAATGGATCTCATCGGTTTCGGCCTCGGCCTTCGCGTTGCGGCTGTGTGCCTTGTCAAAAGCCAGACTGACGCCGATCACATCGGCACCGCCGAGCATCAGGTCGAGCCGATAGGTCCGCTCCATTCGCCGCTTCACGATTCGCTGCATTCCCTGGACCTGTGCCGTCAGCAGGTAATAGACGACGTCGGCAAACGTCTCGGTCGTCGAATCCGTACGGCCGTGAAATCCGGGCATGGCCCCGAGGCCGGAAAATACTTGTTCCTCCGAGATCCGGTTGGCGTCATAAAGCCCGCTCGCACCTTCGGCCAGATTCGTGTGCTCGATCTTCTGATCGCGAAACGTTACCAGCAGGCCGTTCTTGAAACCGGATTCGAGAGCCTTTGTCACGCTCGATCGGTAGGCCACGCAGCGGGCGGTGTATTCCGCCTCGGTCTCGCCCGATGGATTTCGCCTCGGTGCGACCAGCGAAGCCGTCACCAACCCGAGCAGCCCGAACTTCGTTGCGACAAACTTCAGGTTGTCCATCAGCGGCTTCTGCATTTCGAGGATCGCCTCGATAGCTCCGGTCGCTGGCGGTTTGGCATACGGCGAGTTCTCGACCGTCGAAAGAGCAAAATACCGATACGTCTCGGCGTTCAGCGGCACCAGCCCGAGCGGATCGCTCGAACCGTTTCGCCGCAGGATGTTGAACGATTTCTGGAAAGGGCGATAGGTGTCGGTGTCGCGGTCGTACTTGAACCGGATCTGTTCGACCGGGACAAGCACGACCTTTTCAACGCGGCGACCGGGAAGATTTACAACGTCCTCGGACGAGACTGCACCCGACCACGCGACCGATGTCAGGTACTGATTGATCAGGCCATCGACGCCGCAGCCGTGTTCGTAGATCCTCGAGGCCGATTCGTTCAGACGGTTTACCGCTGCCTCAGCCGCCGCGTCCGTCCTGGCATCGACCGAAAGCTGATGTCCGGGATTGCCGAGATTGACGATGTTGGCGACGTATTGTGAAAAGTCTGGGTTGTAGATCCAAAAGTTCTTGAGGACCTTCAACATCTCGAAATCGACAACCGGCGAGACCGTATCGAACGACGCGAGATAAGCCGACATCGCCCCCGATATCGTCTCCTCGGACGAACGCCCCGAAGCTGGCAGCTCGACCCCGAGCGTCCCGCGAAAAGCGGCATATCCGATCTTTAGTCTTTCGAGAATTGTCATCTTGCGTTTAATCGCCCTGTACCGATCCGTCCCGACCACCGACCACTGACCACCGACCACCGCCTCTGACCGCCATCAGAAACAACCAGAAACAATATGGCGGCGAGATTTACCAGCACTCATTCGTCCATTCCGGCAGTTCGACCGTCTGCCCTGCAAGATCGTGAAAACAGTCGTTCAAGAACTCGATCTTTCCGTCGCGAACAAACGAGTGACATCGGCTCGGCTCATGATCCGGGTTGCACAACAGCGACGGACTGAATGTCGGACTGTCCACATCGCCGCTGAAAGTCCACCGCTGATCGAAAACGTGGGGCGTTTTGCACCCAGGACAGTAAAAAACGTACTGGGGCTGCTCATGCTCTGACTTCCAAACTTTCGCCATTCCTACCTCGCGTAACCCGTCTCCGGCATAATGCCGATGAATCCAACCGTCTGAGCCGCCAATTTCACTCTCACGTAGTTCGCCAGAGCGAGGGCGATCACCTTGTCGTCGTGATAGCCGCCGAGGGCTCCCCACTTTGCGTTGTCAAACCAGACGACGGTTCTCGCCTCCTGGCACCAGTCCTCACTGCTCAGCCCGATCTCGCCGGTCCTGATCGCCTGTTCCAGTGCGATCGCGTAGTCGGCTTTGTTCAGCGCCGTCGTCGGCAGTCCGAACTCCGCACGAGCCATCGCTTCATCGAGTGTCAACTCGCCGTCCTCGACCTTTCGCTGTAGGCTGCGGTCGAGGTAGCGGAAAATAAAGTCTTCAAGGATCAACCGCTGCAGCTCGCGGATAGTCGCGATCCCCGTGTTGTTTCTCTCAACAACGACGAGGGCACCGTTGTACAGGTGGTGCAGTTCCTCGAGCCTGTACGCCAGCAGATCCGGCGAACGCCGGAGCGTCTCGCTGTGGACCTGACGGCCCGTCGTAATGTCAATGACCTCGATCGCCGATGGATCTCCGGTCTCGTGCCCGAGCGACGTATCGCAGCCGATGATGTACTCGTGCCCGGCAACTCCTTCCTCGTGCGGCAAACACGAAACTTTCAAATACTTGCCCTGAATGACGGGCCGTCCCGTCTGCTCGAAGCAATCGACGTCGTTCTCGGGATACTCGACCTTGAACTGATTCTCACCGCCCGGCAGCTCCTCGATCTTCGCCCGACGCCAAGCCAGAAACTCCGCTACCTCGTCGCGAGCCCAACTTGGCATCCCGAGCAGCGGGTTACGCTTCGGAACGTGTCCCATTCGAACCAGATGAGCGGCGATCAGCTCACAAACCGCGATCTCGTCTGTCGTGAGCTTTGCGTTGTCAAACTTGTTCCGTTTTGCGATCCGCTCGGCTTCCGAGATCCCGGCTGCGGGAACTTCCCAGATGCCCTTGAGCGTTTCACCGGGCAGGAGCAAAACCCATTCTTTCTTTCGGCCCTGGGCGAACTTCGCACCCTCGATCCGATAACTCCGTTTCCACCACCACTCGAAAAAGAACGACGTCCAACCGCCTTCGCCTTTTTTGCCCTGCTGGTAAACCGCGTGCGTCCAGTCGATGCCGAAGGCCGTCGATTCGACCGCGACGTTTCCACCCTGAGCGGCTTCGAGCAGCGATGTCGCTGCCTTTTTTGAATCGCCACGCCAGAACGGCGGCTCGGTCAGGTGAAGATCCGTGATCGTCTGACCGCGTCCCTTGCCTTCGTGGCCCGGCTGAACCGAAGCCGTCGAGACTCGCGAGTTGATCGTTCCCTTGACCGTGTCCTTAAACTCGATCAGCGATTCCGAGTAGTACTTTGTCGCCGGCTTCAAATGCGGCGGCAGATTCTCGTACATCGACCGGAAGTCGGCCCGGAACTGCTCCTCGGTGTCAGGATCATGCGGAACGATCCGAACGTTTCGCCCTGACTTCACCACGGCGTTTGCAAAATACATCGCCTTGAAAAAGGTCGAAAGCCCTTGCCGACGCGACTTGATGACGACATCCTTGCCCGTCAGATTCTCCAGCAGGTGCTGCTGGATCTCGTTGAGCTTGAGCAGCGTCAGCTTGTTCTCGTCGAACGCATCGCGAATGAATATGAAGTTTTCAATGAACTGCCGCTGGATCTCTTTGTCGTGCCAGCGTTCACGCCACCACGCGAGTGGTGCAAAACTGATGTCATTTGACGAGTCGGAGCTGACTTTCACCCGGACCCGGTCGTTCGCCGCCTTCATCCGTTCGATCGCTTGTTCCGTCGTCGATTTCTTCCTTGCCATAGTGGGCCTGAGCCAGTTCGGCCAATTTATCGCCGTGCTTTATCAGCATCTTTGCCGCGGCCGGATCAAGATCGCCGAGCCATATCACTAGCTTTTCGTAACCCGAGACGAATGTTTCGAGGTTGTCACGGCTCAGGTCGAGGTTTCGCCGGGCTTCGATCTCCAGCTTGCAGAAATCGCGATACTGGTAAATGTCGTCCTTCGTCGCATCCTTGCCCGCAACCTTCGCTTGCATCCGCTTTCGAGCTTCGCGGATCCCGATGTACAGGTCCTGCTCGTCGTCGTTGACCGACTCGGTCAGCTTCTGCAAATGCAGCTTCAGCGAATTGTCAAAACCGTACCGGCTGATCCAGCCCATTCGTTGGCCGGCCTTGCCGCGATCGTGGAGGTTGGCTTTTTGCCAGCCCGGATATTGCCGACGCATCTCGGCCTCGATCGCGTCGTGATTCTTGCCGCCGTATTTGCAGTAGAGCGACCGGCAGAGTTCGATTGCTTCCTGTCCGTAACGTGCTGGCATTTCCTTAAATTTCGCGGCCCTTAGTCGGTGGAGTCGGCTTACCGATAGCCATTCGCTTTACCTCTGCCCACCGGAGCCGCGTCCGCCGCTCAACCCTGACGGCGAACTTTATTTCTTGACGATCGACCCGACCACGATGCCCGCCGCACCGCCGATCACGACCCACTTAAACTGTTTCCAGAACGTGACCTGGTTCTTTTTCAAGACCTGATTCGCGGACTTCACCGCCGCCACCTCCCGGTTTGCCGCGGCGATCGCATTCCGCAGCTCGTCTTTCTCCTGGGCGTCAAGCGTCCGGAGATTTTTCAAACCGGTCGAAAGCTGCCTTTCCAAACCGACCAGCTCTCCAAATTTGTCGATCTGCAACCCTTGGGCATTTATCAGACGCCTTGCTGCTTTCAGCTCCTCGACCGCCTCGGCACACGCCGCCCGCAGGCCCGCATCGTTCGGGTCAGCGGCTGGGGTCGGTGTCGTGACAGGGATAGCCGAGTCCGGCGAGGTCTGCGCATAGCTGACTTGTGCTGGGAGTATTTGGAAGGCGATAGCGAACAGCACGCTCGTAATTATCACGCTCACGCTGAACGATCTCAGCAACCTGTTTGACCTCTTCTGCTTTTGCATCACGTTTTGCCTCAACATTAAAAACTTCCTGCTCGCGGATTTTGATCTGGCTGGCGATCTCTGCCGCACGTTCCAGAGCCTCGACCCTTTCCATCTCGGCCTTTGCGGCCTGCTGCTCGTAAACCCGAACTTCGCTCCACGTCTGAAACGTGTTGACCCAGCTCGTCACCAGCAGCCCGACGAACAGAGCGACGAGGCTCACGGTCACAAACCGCTGGGCACCAGACAGGTCCCGCCACAGATCACCGATTGCGTCTCGAATTGTCACTTTCTCAGTCATTTGCCTGCCATCCCTTTGATCAGGTCCTTGATCTCTTTCAGGTCGCCTTCGATCCGGCCAAACCGCTCGCTCTGCCGCCTGTCAACTTCACTCGCGACCCGCTGGTTAAAATGAATGCCCTCGTTCGCCCGGTGCGATTCGAGGTCCTTCCACGTGTCCTCAAGCGACTGGTCCTGCCGGACCTGTGCCTTTTCAACCGCGCCCACTTTCGCCTCCAACCGGATCTGCCATGAAATCCAAGCGATCAGGCCCAAAGCTGTCGGCACTATAAAGCCGGGATGGAGAAACGGATTTTCCATTCAGGTGATTCATTCAGGCGGTCCCGACAGGACCGGATTGCCAACGCCCTCGGTCGCACGCAGCGCATTCATTCCCGTGACGTAAGCAAAGATCTGCTCGTGATACTTCACAAACAGGACGATGATCCCGACGACGATCAGCACGACCAGGCCGAAAAGCCCGATCTGCAGCCACAGCGGCAAACCCGCAACGACCGACACCACCGTCCCGATTCCCGTAATACCAAACAAGCTCGCCAGCCACGTCTTCGCCGTGTTGATCTGCGGCACATGTGCCGGGAACGAACCGCCCGCGATGCCCACGGTTTGCGGAGCCGGTGCTGCGGGACCAGTAGCCGGTTCTTGAGTAGCCGGATTTTGAGAGGCGTTTGTTTCAGTCGGCGGGACGTCTATCAGGCCGGGCTCCGCGAGATCTTGTTTTAGCTGTTCGAGTTCGGATACCACTTTCGGCAGCGGCCCGATGTTCCATTCGGCCCGGTTGTCGTAATGCAGCGGAGCGGCATTGACCGAAACGTGAGCGTGCTGCGTATGAGCATTGGCGCCGCTGTACGGTCGCCATTTCCAAGCCGCTACACCTTTGACCGGATACGATGCGAGGATCCTTCGATTAAAAATGATGTACTTGATTCGCGGGTCTTTTGACGCGATCAGAGCATCGACGATCACACCGACCTTGACCGTGTTCGTCAGATCGGCGTCGATGTCGATCGCCGTCACCACGCCCTGGCCGCGAGAGTCCTTCACCCAGGGGTTATGGTCAGAGCTTCGCGAAGCATGAGCCGCATCGCCGATCGAACCGTCCGAGGCTCGGTCGCGGTTCGGATACGCAGCATTGATCTGCTCGCGTAGTTTCTTTAGGCTTTCAGCTACTCTCCAACTCATAAAAAATAAAGGTTCCGAGTGGTCTAAGGTGCGGGCTCGGATTCTCCGCCTCGGGTATTCAGGACCTTGAAAAGCCTCTGCACGGCCCTGCCCAAGTCAGGTTTCCGTGGAGCGACGGGATCAAAGCAAACTTTTCCTGCTCCTCCGTCGCTAATGGATATTGGTCGCGGGGACCGGACTTGAACCGGTGACCTTCGGGTTATGAGCCCAACGAGCTACCAACTGCTCCACCCCGCACAAACTTAATCTTTCAATTTCAGCCTCACGGTCTTCGTGTCCGTGCTGTCGCGTCGCGAGATCGCATCGACCTCGGCTTTGCCGAGCTTTTCGTCGAGCTTGCCGACGAGCAGCGAGACGAACTGCCAGAAATCCACCTTCTTTTTCTTGCACAGGGCTACGAGCTTTTCGGTATCGACGATCCGGTTACCGAGCTTCACACCGTGCACAACCTCAGCCGTCGCGTGTGTAGCATCGACCGTCGTCGTTTTCTTTCGCCCGTTGAGCCAGCCGGTTATTACCGTTTCCCGCTGGTCAACCTCAGTGGTCAGCTTGTCGATCGTTTTCCGATGACGTTCGACGATCTCTGCACTCCGAGCTTCAAACTCGGCCGCAAATGGCTCGATCTCCGCAGCCTGAGCCGCTTCGGCTTTTTCAAGCTTCTTTTTGCTCGACGCCCAACGTTCGAGCTCGTAAACGACATCTGATTGTGTAAGTGCTTTTGCCACGCGAGATAATATTTTCGATATCCAGTTCGATAAACTTTTCGATCGTCAGCTCGATAAACCTTTGTGTTAAAAAGAACCGGAAGCCGTCTCAATCAACAAAGCCGGCTTCCGGCGTTTCTAGGAAGTAACCGTCCGTTCACACACATCCTGACCGATGTACGCGCACAAAAATAGGACGTTTTTGGCGTCCTTTTTAAACCTGTTGACTTTTCTGATTTTTTAGTTTGTGATTATGAGCGTGAGAAATTCCTACCAGATGCCGTTAATGCAGATCGACCGCCTGATCAAGCTGGTCGAGGTCGAGGCTGCGCTCGCAAAGGTTTTTCACCCGGCACCAAGCCGGCCGACTATCGTGGGTTGGATCGACGAAGGCATCCTCGAAGGAAGACAGATCGGCGGCGGAAACAACTGGTTCGTCTACTCCTCCAGCCTAGATGCCTTTATACTAGCCTCCCAACGCCAAAGTCAACAGAGGATGGCCGCATGAATCCAACAGAGGTTTCCCTGACCTGGAAGGATGTCCTCCTTGTCACGGGTCCATTGGTCGGCGTTATTCTCGGTGGCCTCATTACCAGTGTTGCAAAAGTTCTGGAATTGCGTTTTGTAAAGAAGCGTGCAAAACAAGATGCTCAGATCGAACGGCTAACATCTATTTCATCCAAGCTGATCAACGTAAGCCATTCGGCTTCCAATCTAGGCTTAGCGCTGCGGAATGCGGTTGATCGCGGCGACTTGCAGAAAGGCCTAGATTCATTAAATGCCCTGATCCAAAGCTTGTTTGAGATTGTAAACGAAGTCGATATCGTCGTGCCCGCCCTAAATCACCGCTGCGTCGACCTTCTATCAGCTCATCAGGAATACACTGCTGCCGAATCCACGCTCCTCAAAACTCCACAGAGCTATGAAAGCCTTATGATTTTCCGAAACGCTGCAATGGAAGCTGGGACGAAGTTAACCAGAGCGATCCTAGAACTTCGGCATGACATCAACGTCGAAATTCGCAGACTGGATGCTCTATAGAAGTATGACGGTCTCGAGTACGATTAAAGCCCTTCTATTCGACAGATACACTCAATCGAAAAAGGCGGAAAACCAAGATCTCTGCCCCAAACCTCTTCGCTGTATTCCAACAAGCTCAAACGCCTGATCACTCGCAGCTTTGCCCGAGATAGCTCCACGTCGATTACGCGGCCGTTGTGAGCTTCGCAGCCATACGAGATCGCGTGAACGATGCGGGCTTCGGAAAGGGTTTGGAGGTGGACGTAGTTGCGGACGCGTTGAACAAAATACTGAGCGATCAGGTAAACATCGTCGTCGCTCGTCTCATCGAGATACCCTCGTGCCCATTCGCGAATGGTCTGGAGTTCCTCCGGCGACTCTCGCCCGAACAAGGCGGCGCCGTCTTTGAAGTATCGCTCGGTGAGAAATCGCTGCAGTTCGCAGTCAAAGTTATCCACGAGCGGGCTGATATAAAAGCCACGCGGCCAGGCCGATCCGGCCCGCCAAGTCCTATTCTAAGCACGATCTATCTGCTTCCAACGGAACTTTTCCTCGGTTGCGAAGTCTCGAAGAGCTCAATAAACTCCCGCACCGTCGCCAGTCCCGCAGCGCTAAACTTCCACTCAAGCTGGCCAGCTTTCACCTCGACAACCTTTGCAGATCCAATCTTTTGCAGGCTGGCGAACGGCATTCGCAGCTCAGAGTTTTCTATCACCGTGCCGCGATAAGGTACGGCTATGGGTGCGAACTTTCCCAGCGTGATCCGTTCGCCGTCGATGATGCCGTACAGCATTAGATCGCTGGTTTGGAGCAGGCCCATCTTCGACGACGTCGTCAGCAGCAATGTCACGACCGGTTCCTTCGGCGGCTTTTCCCCTGGAAAGCTTACGACGACATCCCACTTGACCGAGCGATATTCCGCATCCATCGGAGAATTCCCGATCAGTGCGGTGATCGTGGTTACGTCCTTGAACCGGTCATACTTCCGCTCGACCTGACCTGAAGCCATAACCGCAAAGCTCAGTAACGCCAGAAAGATCGCACAAGTCTTATTCTGCATAGCCAACATCATCAAAGTCCTCCTCTGTCGATCCTGAACCAAGATAGCAATTGCCGCAATGTATATTTCGCGGGTCGTCTTCGTGGGCTTCGCCGTCTAGTTCGTATCGCCTTCCGCCCGGCTGAAAGCTGAACCAAAGCTCCTCGCCCTTGTCCGGGCCATATTTCTCGATCAACTGTGATCGGTGCTTCGCTGTGATGGCAGCTTCCATTTGCTCGACGATCGCCATTATATCCGGTCTCGATTCGATGTCTCTCATGCTGCCCTCCTCATCTTATGGATCACGTAATGAACGCGGCCCCAGACGCGGAAGGCGTCGGTGCGCTCGATTCGCCGGATCGGGTAGTCTTCGTTGGCCGGAACGAGATATAGCCCGTGAGCGTGGTGTTTCAATCGTTTGATGGTGTATTCGCCGTTTACCTCGGCGATCACCACATCGCCGGGACGTGCAAAGCCCGTTGGCTGAACGGCGATAATATCGTTGTCGTCGATCCCGATCTCTTGTCTCGATTTCATGGACAGGCCGCTCGCACGGCAGTAAACGATGTCGTTGGTTCCGCGAATGTATTTATCGATGTCGATCCACTCCGGATCCTGATCCATCGGCTGGGCCTTTCCGGCTGGAATGCCGACCGGGAAATATGGGCTTAATTTGTTTGGTGAACGTGGGGATAAGACTTGTAGCTGCATGGTCGTTCGTGTTTGTGCCTCCGCTTGAGTGATTTAACCCGCCTTTCGGCTTCGCTGATCGTCTTCGTCGGCCTGGCCGAAGTTGATCGGATAAACCGGCACTTCCTTCGACCCCGCCTCTTCTTTGACGATGTCACGAATCATAGCACGAAATCCCTCATCTTGTGCAAGCGATGAAACGCCTTTTCCCGCAATTTTCTTTTCAATGATCTCCCCGATCCGGTCATCGAGCGATTGTGGCACGTTCGCGACGAAGGTGAAACGCTCCGCTCGCTTCAGATCAGCCGCCGACATTACGTCACGCTCGCTGTCGATCAGGTTTACCGACTTCAAGGCTCGGGCGAGTAAATAGTTGGCAATTAGGTCGAGCGTTCGCCGTTCCAGATTCGCTCCGCCGATCTCGGCCTCGGCAAAAACGACGTTCGATTGCTCCGCCGCGATCCGCCGCAGCAGCCCAGCAATCTCAGGTTCGAGCACTCCGGCTTCACGATCCGTTTCATCTCTGCCCAAAATCAGCCAGTCTAATGAACGACCCGTTAAGGAATTTATCTTGATGAGAACTTCGAGGCTGGGTATCCGGCCATCCATGTAATTTTTGACAGCGGAGTCTGAAGTTCCTAATTTGCGTGCAATTTCGGCGTTTTTGGCGTTGTGGAATGCCTTTCTTAGTCGTTCGCCGAAGGTGTTCATTGAGAAAAATTTAACGGAGCGTGAACTTTCCGCTTGACAAGTCTTAACGGAGCGTTTAGATTCTAATTCAAGCCTGTAACCCTTAGTTAAATCTTTCAGGCTATAAACGGGGAATTTTACCATGACGCCACGTGAGAACAAAGAAAAACTGATGGACATTGGCAAGAACGTCGCCGATCTGGTCAAGGAACTACACGAGCAATATCCGCAGGTTAAAGAGCGAAGCCTTCGAGCGATGATCGACGACATGATCTGGTGCCGCGATTATTACCCACGGTACGCGATGTACCTCAACACGAAATACGGCTTCAAGTTCAAAAGTCCCGACCACAAACGACCGGCCAAGCAGATGCTGCGCGCGGCATAGATCCCGATAGGTTTTCTCCATTCCGAGAAGCCTATCTTTTTTTGCCTGTTTTTTGCAGTTGAAATTCGTCGAGAAACGAAAGGATAAACATGAAAAAAGACTCAGTTCTGCAGCAAGTTTTCTACGGTCACATTCCCGAGTGTGCCCGCGATATCGGGGTAACGGACAAGCGACTCTATCAGATTCTGACGCGGGACGATCCATATCGTCGATTATGGCGATTGCTGGATGTACTTGCCCACCATAATCCCGAGGGCATGGCTCTGGTCGTGAAAGACATTCGGAAACGCCTTCTTAAAACTGGTGTCTTCTCGTCGGACCTAGATAGTGACAAATTGCTCCTAGTCCGAACCAGTGAACGCAAGAGGCGACGCGTACAACGCCTTACAGCCGAGTTGCAGCTTGCGGTAAACGACATTCTCTAAAAACCTGCGGCGGTTTAGCCGCGAAAAGCCCAAACTATGCAAAACCCAAATGACGTTACAACCCAGGCCTTTGACGGCCTCGTCAGGGAAATTGCCATTGAGCTGGGGATCACCGACAAACGTGTCTACGAGATCCTAGGCAACGACAATCCCTATCCAAAGCTCTGGCGCCTTCTCAATCCGCTCGGCCGGTTAAACGCCGACCGGCTCGAACTGATACGTGCGGATTTCAACGCCCGCTGCGACCGCATTACCCGCGGGTGCAATCAGCCCTCGACGATCGTCACGCTCACCCGCGAGCTGCACGACGTGATCGAACACGTCCTCGAACGCCGTCCGCCCGCCGAACGCCGCGAGGCCATCAACGAGGCCATCGTCGAACTCTACAAACAGCTCCAGCTGTGCGGAGGTGCGGAATGACAAGATACTTCGCATTTTTCGGAAGCCACAACCAGCCCAAGAATGCCCTGCAAAGCGCCGCCGTTGAGGTTCTCAAAGGTTACAGCGGACGCATCATCTCGGGCGGTCCGACGCGATTTCTGAACACGCTTCGCGTTCAGATCAGCCAGCTGAATCGAGATCACCCGAGATGTTCCCCGCTTCGGGTAAGGGATTGGATTATCGGCTGCGGTTGGGGAATATCGCTTGGCGACCAGTTCACGGTTGGTTTTTACCTCTACGAGATCAAGGAGGACGAAACCGATGCCTAAACCACAACCAAAGCAGAATTTTCAGATTCGCCGGATGTTCGGGCTGGCGAAGGACAAGGCCCGAGCGGCCGGTTACGACGAGCCAAAAGAGTACCTCGAAATGCTAGCGGGCGAGCCGCTGTCAGGGCTGACCTTTGAGAAGGCGAACGCGGTGATCGTTTCTCTCGGCGGTGAGCCGATGACGCGGAGATACTCGCGGCGGACGGTCAACTACCACCGTCAGCAGGCAGGCGTGAAAGCGGTCGAGACGGCTGCACATCTCGATTTCATGCACGAGCTGGCCAAGCTTCGCGGGATGTCCGATGAGGGCCTTGAGCGAATGGGCACGCGGATGCTCAAACACTGGCCGCCCCGCACGACCGAGGAGGGCAACAAGATCGTTGAGGCCCTCAAGTCAATGAACAAACGCGACGGGATCACGCCGCCTACAAGCCCAACGCCGGCAGCCGCCGAGCCACAATTCAGGAGGGTTCCATGACGCAAACGCAGATCTATTTCATCTCGATGCTCTGCATCATTATCGGCTCGATCGGTCTCGGGTTCTTTCTCGGCAAGCCTTACTGGTTTAGCAAGGGCTACACCGAAGGGATCGAACGCGGAGGCGATATCTGGTGGGAAACCATCATGGGCGACGACGAGGACCTAGAGGCTGAGGACGGCGTTCTTGACGCGAAGGAGCTTGTCTAAATGCTGATTGAGTCAAGACATCTCGATACGACACCGCCGCTCTTCGTGCGGGTTGACGGTGCACGGTGCAGCCGCTGCGGCGATCTCGGCATCCAGATCGGGCCGAACGGCGACGTGCGGACCTGTCCGGTGATCGAGCTGGGACTCGCTCACGACGAGCCGAACGCGGCGGCAAAGATCATCGACCGGGCTACACGGTCGCTGATGTTTCGCGGGGTGCCGGTCAATCCGCTCGCCTTCGACGTTGCTCGGGCGTTGTCGCGTCGATCGACCGATGATCCGGCACCACGCCAAACATTGCTCGATAAGTATTTCGGCTGGGCCTCGCACCAGCGGCTGCGTAAGTTTCACTACGTTATCGAGGATCTGCGCTCCGTCTGGCTGCTGCCGGTCGCGAGCCGCAAGGGAAGCCCGCACGGCTACTGGATCGCCACTGAAGAGGATGATTTCGCGGCCTGGGTCAAACGTGCCAAATCCGCACCGATCCGTCAGCTAACGACGATCCACCGCGTAGCAAAGGCGAATTTTCCGATCCTCGCCGAGCAGATGGAGTTTGAGTTTTGGCAGGATCTAGAGGCTCTGCCGCCCGGTGCGTGACCGGGACGCCGGGCGTGAGGCAGAGGCAGACGGGGAGAAACCGACTGAGAAACGACCAAGCGTCCGGCAATTTTCTAACGATGATGAATACGACAGGACTTTACGTGACATTTGCGGTGATCGCACTGGCGATAGTTTTCGTCCTGGCTCAGTCGATCATCAATGACGACGACGATGAATAAACGCGATGACGAACAGTACCGGGTCGAATCATTTACGAAGGTATGGCAGGTTTTCGAAGCTCTCGAAGGTACGGCGTTTGAGCCGGTTAAGCAATCGAGGATCGAAACGAGAACTGGTTACAGCCGCGATTTTACGATGCGAGCGTTACGAACTCTCCGTCTACACGGACTCGCCGTCCAGAACGAACGAGGCGAGTGGACCATCGGGCGAAACGCGATCCGCATAGCCACCGCGATCGCGAGGCATGAGGGGCTTTAAATTCCAGAAAACGGAATTTAAACGGCATTTTTTCGAGCTAAGTTGTTGATTCTATTGAAAACGTACGATTCCGTATCCGGAATTTAAAGCAAAACATGAGTGAAAAATTAAAAGAAAAGATTCGCGAGGTCGAAGATCAGCATTTTGGAGCGATCGAAAAGGCCCGCATTGAAGAGTTCGACAAGCATTTTATTGCCGAGGCTCACAAGTTCAGCGGTGCCCTCGCCGCGGTTACGTCGATCGCCCGCAGCCTCTCGTCAAAGATGATCGAGGGCCTGATGGAGGTCGAGGAAAAGAAATACTACGCGGTGTGGGGCTTCGAGCGATTCGTCGATTACCTCAACAGCGACGAGGTTCCGGACCTGTCCAAAAGCAAATACTACGAGCTAAAGGAACTGCTGCTGAGCGAAGGCCCGCAGGTCTTCGACGTGTTTTCGGGCAAGAAGATCATCCCGCTCAAAACCCGCAAGCTGCTTGCCGGTTCCGGCGTCAAGATCGAGCTCGATGGCGACGATCTGCTGATCGCAGATCAGCGCGTCGCCGTCACCGACAGGGCCGCGATCAAAGAGCTGGTCGAGACGATGCACGACGTCCTGCGTGAACGCGACATCCGCGAGGAAAAGCAGGCCAAACGGATCGCCACCCAGACCGAGCAGATCCAGCGCGGCCAGACCGAGTACGAAGAGCTGCAGCGAAACCTCGACGCTCTCAACCAGGGCGACCCGTTCGACCGGGCGTTTATGAAGGTTCTCGACGGTTTCGTGCTGCTCACACGCGAGGCCGAAAAGCTAAAGCCCGCAGCCAGGGCCGAGAAAAGCGGTGTCACGATGCGTTCGCTTTGGGGGCAATTCCTGCACCTGAAAAAAGCACTCGGCAGCACATTCGATTTTGAGGATAGTCCTACATCAACCCATGGAGCAAAAGGTGCGATATCGGATCGCACACGGCAGATCCTCGCCGAAGACGACGATTTTGGGGACGAAGAGGTATAAGCCGCGGACTCGAGTTCCGCACACAGGAGATTACTCATGAAAACCATTCAGCAAAAAGACTTCACCAGAGCCCAACACGAGCTGGTCGCCGAATACTGTGCGACCTACGGCCTCGAACCCGATCAGATCCTGTTCTTTGAGAACGCCGCGAACGAGCCATTTTTCGACCGCGAAGCGACAGCCGTGCTGCTGCACAAGTTGACCGATGTCGTCGGGATCGAGGACGAACCGATCGTCTCGCTTTTTCCCGATAATATCGCCGTGTCGTACAAGATCACCTTCCAGGACGGGACGTTTGCCAGCTCGACCGGCATGGCCAATCTAGGCGAGAAACGCAACGGCCACGAGATGTCGCCCGAGGAGATCAAATCGCTCGCGACGGCCCGTGCCGCCCGTTCGGCACTCGTAAACAAGGGCATCAACCTGATCCGTCTGCACGAGGCTGCCAAAGGCCGCGGCAACGTCGCGGAGTTTTCTGGCCCGCCGCGCGATAACAACGCGAAGCTGCTCCGTGAGGTCCACGCACTCGGTTACGAGACAAGCTACATAGTCGATTCGTGGTTCGAAGGCGCGAAAGGCCAGGAGCGATTTACCGACAAGGCCGCGTGGAAGCGTGTTCTCCGGGCGCGTTACGGCGTTGATCGTTCGAGCGATCTCAGCGAGCTCCAGTTGACCGACTTCGCTGCGTTCCTGCGATCGCAGCTTCCGGCCAATGCAGTAAAAGCCGCTGCTTAGTTTTTTGATGCACAAGCGGAGGCGGTAATTCAGCCCATCGCCTCCGCGTTCTTTTCTGACCCCTTTTTGAACGATGAATCGAAAACTCGGATCCACGGCATTTGAGGAGATTCGCAACGCCATGTCCGGTTTGAGCGGTACCGCCGCCAAATCAGAGGCTGAACGGCTGGCGGCGAATTACGGCGTGAGTTGGCAATACGTTTACCGCATGACGAAAGACCTTCGTTCAGGTCAGCGGAAGACCCGAAGCGATGCCGGAAAACGGACTTTTGAGATCAAGCCCGGCACCGATCTCTATTACGCGATGCAGCTCGTGATCGTCGATAAGCTCGACCCGGATCAGGCATTGCTGACAGCACGAACACGCGGCCGGACCAACCTGCCGACGCTCGAAACGTTTCAGCGATATTTGCGCGAGCAGGGTTTAGGCAAAACGCAGCGGCGAAACACTCGCCGGGCACACCGACGCTTTGAGGCAGAGTTTCCAGGACAGATGTATCAGATCGATTGCACAGCTCTAAAGGTCAGATGGCAGGACGAAAAGACCCGTCGTGTCCTCAAGATCGAGGGCATCGACAAGAACCATCCGCAGATGGACGAGACGAAGCTCCGCGTCTGGCAGATCATGCTCGTGGACGATCACTCGCGTCGGCGTTTCCTGCGTTACGTCGCGGTCCCGGCGATCACGAGTCTCGATATGGTTCGCTTCGAGTGCGAGGCGTTCACCAGGCTCGGCGTTCCGCGTGAGCTTTATACCGATAACGGCTCCGAGTTCAAGGGCTATCACATCCGCGCCGAACGCATTCTGAATTCGATCCTCAAAAACGAGGGCGGCTACGTTCACAAACGCCACGCTCCGAACAATCCGCAGGCGACCGGAAAGGTCGAGGGTGCCCACAAATGGGCTGAAAAGGCCGACCGCTTTATCGGCCTCGCGGTTAGCGAAGGCCAGACGGTAACCATCGACGACCTCAACCGCTTCGCCGACGAGATTTGCGAGCACTACAACCACCGAATTCACCGGGCGACCGGTGAAAAGCCCATGAACCGCTGGCACGGCAAGCGGATCGTCGTGCGAAAAGTCGCTCCGGACGTGATCGAATCGGCCCTGCTTTCGGACGAGTTCGAGGCAGTTCTCGATGCGTCGATGACTGTCACACATCGCAAAGTCGCCTACAAGATCCCGAACGCCAGGCCGTTTGTCGATTACACCGGCAAGGTCGTCCGCATCGTCGTTCCGCACTCGATCGGAATGATCCTGCTTACGCTGCCGAATATCGACGGCAAGTTTGAGCCAACCAACGGCGGTGTTTATGAGATCGACAAGCTCGTCGCCGGCGTCGACAAAGCGGGGGAGTTCCGCACCGTCGCCGAGTCCAATGCCGAACGGCTGACCCGCGAATTGAAAGCCGAACGCAAACAGGAGGTGGCCGCGATCAAAGAGCAGAAACGCCTAACGGGCCAGATCGCTCCGGTCCCTCACCTCAATGTCCCGATCGAGGTCGAAAAAGCCGGAGTCGTCAATTTCCCGCACCGCGAATTCATCGCCTCGAGCGAAGCCGTCAACGAAGTCGTACCAGTCGTTTCCGCCCCTTCCGAAACTTCCGAGACTTCCAAAACTTCCCAGACTTCCAAAACCGCTTACATCGGCAAGCCGATCACCTATTGGCAGGCCGTCGCCGAGTACAGCGACCGCTTTGAGTCGAAGGATGCGGCTAAATCGTTCCTTCGCGAGATCTTCGCAGACGACGCAGTAACCGTCGCCGAAACTGAGGTCGAGGCCGCTATCGACCGTTTGAACAGACCATTCGAGGAGGGACTTCGTCTCGTCGGATAGACCAATTTACCAGCGGCCTAGCCAGCCGCTTCAACTAAAAACCTATGTCAGATCAACCCAGGACACCTAGAAAATACCGCCGCCACAAGCAACACCCGAATACGCCGCTCGGCCAGGTCCTCAACAAGTACGACCTGCCGCTTTCGACGCTGCATAACTGGCTCACAGAAGCCGGCGAACAATATGCCAGCACATCGACGCTTAGCCGTCTTGTCAATGGCAAAGGTTCACCGCAGTGGACCGACCGCCTCAACACCATCATCGCGGCTCGGCTGCGTGACCACATGATCCAGCTCGGCGAGACAAAAGCCTCAGTCGACGCCCAACTGCTCGAAGTTTTCACCGAAGGAGAATATCAACCCATGATCTCGAAACGCATTGCGCTGCGGCAGGACGAAATCTCGTATTTCGGCCTGACCGACGACCCTTTCAAAAACTACCCGTCGAGCCGTGACGAGGTATTCATTTCGCGGCCGCTTCGCGAGATCTACGACGCCGTGCTCGACGCGATCAAGTATCGCCATTTCGTCGCCGTCATCGGCCCGATCGGCTCCGGGAAAACGACGCTGCGGGCATTGATCGAGGACCACGTTGCCGGTGACGAAAACCTGCACGTCATCTGGCCCGAGTTTTTCGATCAAAAGAACGTCTCGCCGATCGAGATCGCCCGCACCATCCTGCGCGAGACCGACACGCCCGCACCGCAGCGAGCGACGGCACTCGGCGCGGCCGTCAAGGCAAAGCTTTCGTCGATGACCCAAAACGGCAAACGCGTCGCCCTGGCGATCGACGAGTGTCACCGGATGAACAAATCCGCGGTCAGCTCGCTCAAAAACTTTTTCGAAATGTCGTCAGGCGGCTTTCAGAAGTACCTCGGCATCGTGCTGCTCGGATGGCCGTCATTCGTCTCGACGCTCGAAATGCCTGAGTTTCAGGAGATCTACGAACGCATCCACGTTCTCGAAATGCCGCCGTTTCAGGATCAGGCAGCGGGCTATCTCGCCCACCGGCTGCGGCTCGTCGGCAAAAAGGTCGAGGATCTCTTCGACGACGAGGCCGTCACCTACATCGCCGCCAACGCCGAAACCCCGCTCGGCCTCGGCAACATCGCCAATCAGGCCCTCAGGATCAGTAAGGAAAAATACGATAACACCCGCGTAATCGGCGCCGCGCTGAAAAACGAGATGATCTTCGAAAACAAGGTTAGCCAGCAGGGATGGAGGAAACGATGATATACCGCCATATCAAAGTGGACTGCCAGGAGGCGGTGGATGAAGTGACGTTTCACGATCCTTCGTATGGCAACCCGTTGACCCTTCGTCCGGACGACAAGATAACGGTGACTTTCCCGGACGGCAAGATCGTTGCCATCGAATTCATGCGTCCAGAGCGCGGCCTCGAATACATGACGAAAAACGGCATTAAACGACCCTAATGTTCAGCTACTACGGATCAAAATCGAAGATCGCTCACCTGTACCCGCAGCCGCGGTACGACGTGATAGTCGAGCCTTTTGCAGGCTCGGCGCGGTATTCGCTGCTTCATTTTGATCGCGAGGTTTTCCTGTACGACGCTTCGCCGCTGATCGTCGAGATCTGGCGATACCTGATAGCCGCTTCCGAGCGTGACATTCGCTCGCTGCCTGACGTCCCGAGCGGAGTCCACATCGACGTCTTCACGCAGCTCGCGCCGGTCGAAAAGGCCCTGATCGGCTTTAACCTGTGCCGCGGCAAAGCCGTCCCGCGCAAACGTGGCCACGGCCAGAATAGCTGGTCGCAGGACCGCGAACGCATCGCCCGCGACCTGCATAAGATCCGTCACTGGCGCGTCGAGCAGTGCAGCTATCTGTCGATACTAGAGAACCGCACGGCAACGTGGTTTATCGACCCGCCGTACCGTTACGCCAACACGGCCGGAAACGGCGATCGCTACGCACGCTCGACGATCCATTACGAAACGCTGCGTTACTGGATCCACTCGCGCCGCGGCCAGGTCATCGCCTGCGAAGGCACCGGCGCCGACTATCTGCCGTTCGAACGGCTCACGACCGTCAGCGCAAATACCAATAACTCCACCGTCAAACAGATCGACGAACTGATCTACACACGGTAGGACCGGGCAAACCCGCCGCAATGCCCCCGAACCTGCGGCAATAGGAAAATGTAGAAGAACTAAAAATTGCAGGCGAAAGCGGCGGAGTGATAACCCGCCGCCAAGCTTGAAGGAGATCAACCCATGTTAGAAAAACTCGGACTCGTAAAGCTTGTGGAGGAATGTGGCGAGCTCCAGCAAATAGCCGCCAAGAAAATGGCTCGGATGGACACCGACGAACACTGTTCCGCATCGCTCGATCGGCGCCGAATTTATCGCTACGAATTGTGGCGAAGCTGGACGCCTGGGCCTCGCCGTTTCGTCAATTTCGTCTGCCTGAACCCTTCGATCGCCGACGAGAATAAGGACGATCCAACCGTCCGCAAATGCGTCAAGTTCGCCCGTTCGTGGGGTTTTGACGCTCTATGTATTACCAATCTTTTCGCCTACCGAGCCACTGATCCGCGATCCATGATGAAGGTCGCCGATCCGGTTGGATTCGGTAACGATCGCCACATCATCTCTGTCGCACAGGGAGCATCGCTTGTCGTCTGTGCTTGGGGTCGCGACGGTGCCTTCATGGGTCGCGGCTCGATCGTCCGTCGAATGCTCGCACGGTTCGATCCTCACTATCTGCGGCTGACTCGGGAACAGCCGTGGCATCCGCTCTACTTGCCCGATAACACCAGACCCTCGCGATGGTATTCCGAGGACTATTTCAACAAAAAGGAGATCAACTCAAATGGCTGATAACCAGTCGAAATTCGTTATCTGTCGAACCTACTCCGCGGGAGTATTCGCAGGTTTTCTTGAGAGCCGAGATGGCAAAGAGGTCGTTCTCACCAAAGCCCGTCGTCTCTGGCGTTGGTACGGTGCAGCGTCTCTTTCACAGCTCGCAATGGAAGGAACGAAGCAGCCGAAAGACTGCAAGTTCCCGGTAGCCGTAGACCGGGTCGAGCTCACGGAAGCGATCGAGATCCTCGACGTGACACCGGAAGCTCAGAAGTCGATCGAGGAGGTGCCGGTATGGTCGGCGTAGGTAACGACGGCTCCGGCTACGGCTCCGGCTACGGCGACGGCTACGGCGACGGCGACGGCTACGGCTACGGCTCCGGCTACGGCTACGGCTCCGGCTCCGGCGACGGCTCCGGCTACGGCGACGGCTACGGCGACGGCTACGGCTACGGCTACGGCTACGGCTCCGGCTACGGCGACGGCTACGGCTACG